CGGATAATGCTTCTTACGGTCCTGTTGGTACTACGATGGCTCTACTTGAAGCATCAAGTAAGTTCTTTAGTGCAGTCCACAAGAGACTCCATAAATCTCAGAAAGATGAATTTAGACTGTTGGCCTCAATAGATTATGAGTACCTACCTTCTAAATATCCATATGAGATTCCTAATGCTAATCAGCAAATATTTAGGAAAGACTTTGATGGTCGTGTAGATGTCTTGCCAGTGAGTGACCCCAATATTCCTTCAAATGCACACAGGATGATGATGGCGCAGATGGCACTTCAACTTGCCCAGAACTCGCCTCCTGGTATGTTCAACTTAGAAGCTCTGAATAGAACTATTCTTAATTCAGCTAATATGCCTAACATTGAGGAGATATTACCACCTAAACAACAGGCACAGAAACTTGATCCTGTATCAGATATAATGGCTGCAACTAAGGGATTACCTATTGCAGCTTTCCCAGGACAGGATCATGATGCACATATACAGGTGAAGATGGCTTATCTTCAAGATCCTGCTAATGGTGCTAATCCTATTATGCAACGTATTGCTCCTGTAATACAGGCTAATATTCAGGAACACTCTGTTATGAAATATCAGGAACAGATGAGTGGTGTTACACAACAGTTAACACAAGGAGCACAAGATCCTGCTATTATAGAACAGGCGATGGCTCAAGCTGCTCAACAGGTTATGCAAGCTAATCAAATGGCTGCACAGGGTATGGGTCAGTCTGTTGAACAGCAAACTATTCAATTACAAAAAGATCAGCTAATGCTTGAGAAAGAAAAATTAGATTTAACATCTTTAAAAGATACGGCTGAAATGCAATTGAAAAATAGAGAGCTTAATCTTAAAGAAGATACCTTAAAGGTTCAAACAATTAAGGATGGTGCTGTTGGACTAATGAAATCAGAAGAAAAAGAAAAAGATCGTTTAGCTAAAGAAACAGAGAATGCTTTGAAAATTCTATCTGATGTAGCTAAAGTAACAGTAGAAGATGAAACTAAGAAGAAGTTAAAGTTAGCAGATATTAAAGCTGACTTTGCTAAAGAAGAAGAACGTACTGAACGTGATATTGAACTAGCAAATATTAAAACACATAGAGATGAAAGACTAGGAGGAGAGGAGTAAATTATGAGTAAATCAAAAAATGAAGGTGTATGGGGTAATAATAATACTAGTCGTTCCGTTGGTGANTGGGATGATGTAGATTACTCTAGNTGGAGTGTTAGGGCTAAGAAGGGTATTACAGAAGANTTTCCATCTGATACCTATGATATTCCAAATCCAATAAAGAGTACCCGTGAAAATAAAGGTCCAAGTTTATCATAGGAGATAAGAATGAAAGAATGGTTATCTAAAATGCATTGTAAATGTGGCATCTCATGTAAATCAATGTGGATTGCTTGTATTGCTTTGATTGTTGCTGTCTGGGCAATCGTTGGATGAGAGTTTATTTTAAACTCTTATCTAATTTATTATCTAGATCACATAGAAATAATATGTGGATCTAGGTTATGGACATTTGGGATGAAGTAATTACATCGTATAATAAAGAAATAGAGATATTAAAAAATTCTCTAGCATCTGGAAGTATAGAAGACTATGCTCATTATAGACAATTAGTAGGATCTATTAGTAGTATAGAATGGTCACGACAACAATTAACTGAGATACTTAAACGTAGACAATATTCAGATGACGAAGAGGATTAATAAATGAGACAACCCCTATTAGCTAATGCTATTAAGAATGACGAATGGATTGATGCTATTGATGAGGCAGAGGAACTAGAAGATCTACCAGTAATTCCTGGCTATCATATTTTAGTACGTCCATTCTCAGTAAAGAATAAAACAAAGAGTGGAATTTTTATTCCTGATTCTTTACAAGATGATATTGCTTATTTAACTACGGTTGGTAAAGTAGTGATCGTGGGTGAGTTAGCATATCAGGACACAAATAAATTTCCCAAGGGACCGTGGTGTAAAGAAGGAGATTTTGTTTGTTATGGTAAGCACTCTGGTACAAAGTTATTTTATCAGGGACAGCGTTTTATACTACTATTTGATGATCAGATTTTAATGACGGTAAGTACACCGAAACACTTAGATCCTACATTTAATCTAACTCATTAAAAAAACTTGCCTACCAGGTTAGTAATAGTGTATAATATAATAATTAGACGTAAACACGTTTGACTCGTCAACAACGGAGAATATAATGGCTGAAGAAAAAGAAATTGAAGTAGAAGAAAGTGAAGATGGTAGCTGGAATCAAATTACTGTTCCAGAAGAAGCAGGGATTAAAGTAGAAGTTTCTGATGAAGATGTAAAAAAAGTAGCTGCTGAAGCTGCTGCCCACCCAGAACCCATCGTAGAAGAATCTAAAGTTAAAAATGAAGATCCTGAATTAGATGGGATTGAAACTAAGGGGGCAGAAAAAAGAATTAGAAAATTAATTCGTCAGCGTAAGGAACGTGACGAGGAAATTGAAAAGTTAATGCAGTCTAATAATGATCTTAAATCTAGACTTACAACCAAAGAAACTGAAGTTGCCCACAATGTAAAACAGAATATTGAATTAAGTTCAAAACAAGTTGATGATAAGATTGAATTAGCAAGAGCCGCATATTTAAATGCATTTGATAGTGGAGATAAAGAACAACTATTACAATCTCAAGAAATTTTAAATCAGGCTCAATTTGAGAAACAACGTATTGATGAAGCACAAGTAGCATTAACACAATATGAACAAACACAACAGAACCAACAAACGGTTCAACAGCAACAGGAAGAATTTAAACCTGATCCTAAAGCAATGAGATGGGCATCTGAAAATGACTGGTTTGGTCAGGATCAGATTATGACATACGGAGCTTTAGAGATTGATAAACAATTAAAGGCAGAGGGATATGATCCTTCTGATGATGATTTTTATGAAGAAGTGAATATTCGGCTTAAAGATACTTTCCCCAATAAATTTGGAGAAACTTCTGAACCAAATAATTCACAACCCCGTCAGCAGGAAACGTCACCTGCTCAAGTAGTCGCTGGTACGTCACGCTCACCCAGCACTGCCAGTAACCGTAAGGTTAAGTTAAGCCAGGAAGACATTCGTTTGGCTAATAAATGGCAGATACCACTTGAAGTGTATGCAGCAGAGAAGCTTAAAGTTGATAGAGCAGAAGGCGAGTATACTAATGTAGTAATGAATAAGCGTGGAGGATGATAATCATGGCACGGACAGAATCACGTAATGCTCAAGTAAGGGAAAATCAAACTAGAGATAATGAAGAATATACATTTGAAGAAGAGGACTATCTTGCGATACCTGAAGAGGTGCAGGAAAGATTTCTAAATCAGGGTATGGTTCTACGTTGGATACGAATCCAACTTCGTGGTGCGGATGACTACCAAAATGTAGGCAAACGTATGCGAGATGGATGGGTGTTCGTAACACCAGATGAAGTACCAGAATTGAGTATAAGCTCTATCGTGAAAGAGGGAGGTCGCTATGCAGGTACAGTTGTTAGAGGTGATGTAGCTCTTGCTAAAATGCCTGAAGGTCGTGCAATAGCGAGAAAGGAGTATTTTGAGAAAAAGTCTGATGATTTAATGAATGCTGTTAATAGCCAATTAATGAACAGTTCTGATTCTAGAATGCCCATTTTTAATAATAGTAAGTCAACCGTGACTAAAGGAAAGAGTCCTAGATTTCAGGACTAAGACTTTTAGTTTGATTATGTAAAGGAGAGACTAATGGATACTAAAGCCCTAACTGGTCTTCATCCTGCACGAGTATATGGTTCTGGCGCAAATAGTACGGGGATTAAAAAGTTGCCAATCGCATCTGCTGATGCCCGTAATATGTTCACAGGTGATCTTGTAAAAGTGAGCTTGGGAAATATTGAGCCAGTAAGTGCCGCTGCTGATTACGCTGTTGGTGTATTCCAAGGTGTATATTATGAAGCTGATGGTGTGCCAACATGGAAGAAATATTGGCCTGCAAATACTTCAGCTAGTAATATTGAAGCAATGGTAATGGTAGATCCTGAAATGACGTACTACATTGGAGCGGATGCTTCGTGTACGGCAGGAGATATCTTTCTTAACTTTGACCTTACACTTGGAAGCGGAAATACTGCTACTGGTATTTCTGGTTTTGGATTGAAGGCTGCTACAAGAGTAGCGACAACTGCCCAAGTAAAGGCTGTTGGCGTTAAAGACGTACCTGGGAACGACATTGCTATCGCAGCAGACAACGCATTTCCAATTATGGCAGTTAAAATACTGCGTAATGAAATGAATATGTTTGATGTGGCAGCTAGTGTTGTTGGCCCAATTTAAATAGGGAGGATATAATATGGCTATTTCAAGAGCTAGTATTGCTAAAGAACTCCTTCCTGGTCTTAATGCCGTATTCGGTCTTGAGTACGGGGAGGTTAATAATGAACTTCAACCCCTTTATGAGAGCGAAAATTCTGATCGTGCTTTTGAAGAGGAAGTAATGTTCACTGGCTTCGGAACTGCACCTGTTAAGGGTGAAGGTTCGGCAGTCAGCTACGATACCGCACAAGAAACTTACGTTTCTCGTTACACCAACGAAACGGTTGCTCTCGCATTTGCAATCACGGAAGAAGCTATGGA